CTCAAAGATGTACCAGCCATTGTGTAGGTTACCTGTGCGTCGGTAGACCCAACATTGAGCCAGCCTCCGGGGGTGGTCGCATTGGCGTTCAAGTTCACGCCGCCCACGTTAGTGATTGTTCCAGTGGTCGTAAAGTCTACGCCGCCGATGCTCAATTTAAGCGTAGTTGCAGCACTAAAAACAGTAGTGGTGACGATTGTTACGTGCGTAACTTGTGCGCCCGCTGGCAAAACAAACGCATTGCCAGTCAAAGTGCCATAAACCACATTTGTGGATTGGCTAACGACTGTAGCACCCATGTTGCGGATCGTGCCAACAGTGGTCCCGGTGGTGTTTTTAACCGTACCGAGCAGCCAAGGGCCAAGGTGAGTTGCGAATCCCATGATATGTCCTCATTTGCGGCTTGCTGTCTTGAGGGGAGTCTGCCAAGTCAGTCAACAAGCCAAGTAGTCTTGGTAATAGGGTTGTACCACACCCAAACAAAAAAGAAAAGGGGTAGGCTTTTGACCTACCCCCAATCCAGCCGGGAACCCCCAACCCTATCTAACTATCAGGTAGAACCTGACGATCCCCACATACCCAAAGGATCAGACCAGCCGAACGAATAACGCTCGCGGGACTTGTAGCGGACGTTGCCCGTGTCGAAGTCACCGTCCATGCTGTTAGACAGCGGGGTACGGACGAAATGCTTCATACCGTTAGGCACATCAGTCGTCAAGAACCAAGCGTTGTTGTCGGTCAAGAAGTTGTTGATGGTATAGCCTTCTGGGACCGAACCATTGTTCTTCAGAGCGTTGATATCGTTGTCGGTAGTACCAACACGGAGGCTGGTTTCCAACAGACGGGTAGCAACGAACTGCAGAGCAGGAGGAACAATCATCTTCTTAGGCTTAGCGGCGATCAGCAGACCGCGCTCATCCGTCCAAGCAGCGATCTGAATAACGGCGGCTTCAAGCGAAGTCTCGTTCAGGTCAGCTTGGGTGGTAGGCGTATTGCTGTTAGTACCACCAGACACCAGAGGGTGAGCCGAGCTAAACAGAGCCACGCCATCGCCACCAACGTAGGCAGCAGAGAAGCCGTTGTTCAGAACAGCAGCAGCCTTAACCTGCTTGGTGTAGGCCATAGCCCGTGCCAAAGACTTCGTGTAACGAGCCGAAAGGCTGTCATACAGATTGTCTTCAACAGCTTCTTCGGTAATCGAGAAGCCCAGAGCGATAGTCTCGTGGTTGTAACGAGTCGTCCAAGCTTCCTGCGCATTGTCATAAGCAATGGCAGAGCCTTCGTTCTTGACTGGAGCAGCCGAGAAGCCAGACAGCTTGGTTTCTTCTTCAAAGGAACGCTCAGAGGTTTCAGTCTCGTAGATTTCCTTGTGCTGCTCGCCGTAACGAGCGTACTCCATACCAAACAGGGCGTTCAAACCCGGAAGGAGTTCTTTAAGTAGTTGTGCGCGTGAAATAGCCATTTTGTATTACTCCTTAGGCGATGCTAGTACCAGCATAATACTGATGCTGACCAAAATTGATCTTGACCAGAATTTCTGGGTACTGAATAAACACAATGGTAGTGTTCAGCGTAGCCACAGGAGCTTGGTTCAAGATAAACGAGGTTGCGCCAGCAGCGGCTGCGGTGTCAACAAACGAACCTGCGGACACGTAGTTACCACTCGCATCCAACGAGCCAACATCAGTACCGACTGGCAACGCGAACGGCAGAGCCGAACAAGTCACAGTAGCAGTAGAAATGCTGGTGTACGTCGCCGTACCAAGCGAAACAGCCGTATCAGTCACCAGACCAAGCACGCGAACAGGCAGGGACGAAGTGGTTGCTGGCGTATCGCTTGGAGCCAAGATTGCGTTCTTGGAGTTACCCGTACGAGTGCTACCAGTGTTGTTAATCATAGCCAAGTTCTGACCGATCATGGCGCGAGCGCCAGAAGCGACAGCAGTGGTGGCAGAGCAAACAACGCCCTTGAACACTTGGTCAGGATCATCAGCAACGATAGCCACTGCATCACCAGCCGCAGTCGATGCGGGCCAGAATTGCGAGAAGGTCAACTGCCGAGTAATCGGGTTGGTGTAACGGCATCCCAAGAAGATGCCAGTTTGGTTGCCAGCCGTGCCAGTAGTCACAGACAGACGGACGATTTCGCCACGCGACAGTCCTACGTAATCGCCGTAGAAAATGTTCGTTGAGTAGCCGTTAGTAATTGGGTAGTCACGGGTAGAACCCGCGAACACTTGACCACCAATCAGGTTGATTGGCTTTAGCCCGTATGGGGCATCAATAACTGGATATGCCATTTAAGACTCCTATTTATGAACCGGAACCGAAAGTGACCTTCGATTTCTTCTCTGCGAACAGAGGCATACGAGGGTCACTATCACGAAAGAAATTGTTGTCTACCGATTCCATCTGAGACTTGTTCTGGTTGGAGTAGTGAGCTTCACGCTGATCCAAGAACTCTTTAGGAATACGGCAAAGCAACAGCCCACCCATTTCGATGTTTCCCTTGAAACGACCTTCTGTGGTGGCGTGCATCATCATCTCAGGATAGTCCTCTGCCTTGCAGGGCTCGTATCCTTCGCGTAACTTGGAAGAAATGTTTGACGGATCAGCTACGCCAACCGTAGCAGTGCGAATCCACCTGTGTTTCCATCCCTCACGTTCGTCAGGGCTAGGAAGTGTCTCAGGAGGACGCCATGCTTGCTGGCGCTTAGTTGTAGAGCGCGACTCCAACTCGCGGTTGATGCGTGTCTGGGCCTTCTCGGAAGCAACGGTTTGATCCATGTTCATTCACCTCTTTTCAGTTGAGCAACCTGTTTTGCGTACAGTTCCAAGGGAACCCCAAGTCGGCGAGCTATCGCGGCTTCGGATGCCTTCAACTTAATACGGTTAGGCGGTGTACTGCGCGTAGCCGGGGCTACTACAGTAGATGGTTTGGTGGCACGGCGTGGGGTACTATCCTCGTCCGGTTCATCGCTCTGAGCGGTTTCAAACTGCTCAGGAAATCTCTTACGCATCGTCTTATCAATAACATCAAAGTATTCTTTGCTACCGATAAAGTCTGCACCATACTCGCGTTGCAAACGCCTGTCAAGTCCCATCGCTGCGGCGGTCATTTCTTCATCCTTACCCCACCAATCACTATTGGCTTCTACCCAGCGTTGGGTACGTGGATGCTCGATGGGTTTAGGTGCAACTGCGGGCTGATACTCTTTCTCTTCAACCTCGATTGGCTGCATACCAGCAGCACGTTCCAGACGAAGGGCTGCTTTGGTAATCTCAGCATTGGCTTCCGTCAGCGCGTCGGCATCGCCACTCTCGTACGCTTCCTTGTACTTCTTCTTCGCTACCTGAAGATCAGTCTCAGCCGCGCCCTTGGACGTTTCGATATAGGCTTTGCTGCCATTAGCAAGCTGCTGTTGAAGGCGTTTGTTTTCCTCAAACACCTGTTTGGCGAAGGTTTCTGCAGCGGTACGCTCACGTACAGCCTCTTCCTTAGCCCTACGCTCATCGTGATAGCCACGAGTGAATTTTTTGATTCTTGCTTGTACTTTCTCGTCGTACGTAGCAAGTTCTTCCTCCGTAGGGTCTTCTACGGGCTCCTTCATAGGCTTGCGATTGCGGTCCCCCGTGGGGGTATCGTCCTCAATCTCTACCTCGAACTTGTCGTCTTCGACAACAGCTTTCTCTTTCTTGGCCTCGTTCTTAGCCTCGATCTCGTCGGGAAACTCAAAGTCGTCGTCTATGTTCTTCATGTTTGCTCCTTAACTAGCACGTGTAATACCACGGGGGTCTTCAACCACAGCCTCAACTGAATCGTCGTTGATGATGCGGAACTCACGGTTTTGAATCTTCAAGCGTGTACCGGAATTAGGGCGGCAGATGATGAAATCGCCTTCCTTGCAAGATGGACCACTAGGGAACCGAGTCTTGTCCTTGTACGCATCTGGGCCAACCTTGACCACGAACAACACTGGGGTCAGCATCTCTTCGTAGTACATAGTCTTGGAGTCCTTGAGGATTCCAACTTCGCTGTTCTGATACTCCTCCATAGCGTCAGGAACTACGCACAGGAGGTGGAACGTCTTGGGGTCTGGCAACTGCTTGGCCTTCTGCTCGGTATCCTTATTGAGGATGCCAGACAAATCTACAGCAGCGTTTTGGAACTTGAAGAGATCATTCATCTGAGTATTCTGCTTTCTGCACTAGGTCGTTGATTGTGTTTTCTGCGAGGCTTAGACCGAGGATCACCCCACAGACATGACGATACTCATCATGGCTGGACGCTCTACCGGAGGAAATGAACATGATTCGCTCATCACGAAGCTTGTGCATCTCCTTTACCGCTATCGCTAATACTTTGTACCCATCCAATTAACGCTCCTTCGAGAAGGGATTGCTGGGCTGGTTTCGTTGCGCTGCCCGTTGCGCTGAGTTCTGAGACATCTGCGCTTTGTGTTTGGCGATGTCTACCCCTACCTTGGCACTATCAAGTTCAATCTGACGGTCCAGTTTGTCCCGTGCAGCGGCTGCAGAAGCACCAACCTGCATAGCCGCGATCTCTTTCTGTGACTCGATGCGCTCACGCTCGATCTCAATCTGGTCAGCCTTGGTCGCAGCGTCGATCTGTTGCTTCTGCTGCTTGAGTTCCAACTCCTTCATCTTGATCTGGAGTTCTTGCTGCTGCATCTGCACGATTGGGTCTTGCGCTTGTTGTTGTGCTTTTTGCTGCTGAGCCTCCTGCTGGTTCTGCTGCAGGAGTTGCTGCGAGGCTTGCAGCGTCATCATGGCGAGTTGTTCTGCTGCCTCAGGAGGCATATTCTTGGTCTGCTCCTCAGTTGGCAGTGGCATACCCATGATCTGCTCGATGCGCCTACGATATTCAAAGGCGATGTGCTCGTTAATGTGGTCCATAGCAGCGGAGCCAATAGCCTGTGCCTTGGGGTTGTTCTCCATCAACTGCTGAATATGCGGGTCCTGCATCGCAGCCATGTGTACCTGAATGTGCGCTTGGTGGTTCTGGATGAGGAACGCCTTGACTGGCTTACTAATCAGCAGGTTCTGGTTCTCCTGCACTGGGTCCGTAGGTACTTGGTCTTCCTCGACAGGGACCAGCTTGGCAGCATCCTTGACCCCAAGGACCTCAATCATGCTGCGGTGCAACAAAGGCAAGTTGTAGAGTTGCGGTGCGCTCTGGGCCAACTGGAACACGGCTTGGTAGGTCACGATCTTCTGTGCCATCGTCGCTGCGTTCGGGTCCGACACAGGGATAACGTCCACCATGTCGTAGTCAGCTTTCTTGACCTGACGGTTACCTTCTACTGGGTCGTAGTCATACTCCTCAGGCGTATAGTCAGCAATGATGACCTTCAGGAGCTTGAACTCCTGCTTCATGGCGTAGTGCATCCGTGACTGCACAGCAGTCATTACCTTGAGAGTGCGCTCCAGAATCGCCAGCGTTGTCCCTACTGGGGCATTGCTAGACATATCCGATACTTTCATATCGCCCGCTGAAGCGAACGAACGCCCTTCCTGCACGATTCTGTCGAACAGGGTGTAGAGAACTTGGCTTGGTTCTTTGTACGGAAGTGGGAGAATGTTGTCTCGGATGCTTCCTGAAGGCACATCTACGTCCCGGAACTCGCCCGGAGCGATGGGAGTATCGTCGCCCTTGATCCGCAAGCCCCGTGACTTCAAGCCACCGGGGAGGTTAGACAGCGTACCTGCATCCACCAACTGACGAATCAGCATGGTGGCGCTCTTGGCGTAGCCACCAATGAGGTGGATCAGACCATACCCGTAGAAGCCGAAGCCGGGGATGTATTGGTAGTGGACGAAGTGCTGGCGCTTGGTGTGGAGTTCATCCCCCTCGTACCAATTTCTACGAATGGCGAGAATCTCCCCCGTGCTTTTTTCTACTGTGACTACGTAAGGAAGGGCAATCCCAGTCTCCTTCCCCTTCTTGTCCGTGTGCTCGAACCCCTTCAGGTCCAAGTCAACGTGCATCTCCAAGATGCGGAACCGATCATCGTTCAGGGCAGTCATGCCCATCTCTTCGGCTTTCTGCTTCTCGATGTCGTCAAGCTCGTGGGTGGGCTCACCCAACTCAACGTCGCAATAGAACCCAGCTTCCTGCAGCTTGAGAATCTCGTTCTTGGTCTTGCGCATCACGTGCGTGACCCGCTCGGCGGTTTCTAAAGACGATGCTCCATACGGAACTACGATGTCTTCAGCAGGGATAAACATGGCCGTCTGACGCCCCTTGCTTGGGTCGTAGTACACCTTCTTGAAGGCTGAGCCAGCCAGCGGCAGATTCCACAACAACTTCTCGTGCTCTGGGCGGTACTCGCTCATCACCTCGGTAAGCTGGTAGTTCATGTCCTCGCGCACACGGGAGGCTGCTTCTTCTCGCGCACGGTC